AAATAACCCTTTTAAAGGATTGTCTTTATCTTAATACCCTAAGTCGTTTCTACGCTGAACTTCAATCATTCTTCTGCGTTTGTACATCATTTGATTGTACATTTGTCTTTGCTGCTCTTGAGGAGATAGCTTTACAACTTCTTCATTGTCTTCTTCTCCAACCCCTAGTGGGAATTTTAACGTTTTACCGTCTGGAGGAGTGTTTTGCACGTCTTCTTCAAAATCTTCCTCTGGTTTTGTGCTTTTCATGTAAGCAGCTTCTTCTTTTGTCATGTTGTGCGTCATATCTTCACTATCTTCTTCATCTTCACCACGTTTTACATTAACACCGCCCGTCTCTTCTGGGTCTGGCTCATTCCAATCTTCACCTTCACGAGCACCTTCATGTGGGTAATCAGCAACTAACTTGTGACGTTTGTGTGAACCAAGTTTTGACTCCCAATCTGGATCAGTTTGAGGACCTTCTACAGTAGTTTCACTTGATGGATCTTCAATTTGTAATGAAAGTACGTGTGAATTTAAAATATCACTTAATGACATTGGTTCACCTGTACCATTTTTAACTGTTACTCTATAATTTAAACCTTTATGTTTAGTAGAATATACGGTATTGTTACCAACATCATTAACATAATGAAATTCCGCACTATCATCTAAATTTTTCTTTAAAGTATCAATTTGATCTTTACCCTTTTCAAATCTTTGAGCTACAGGAGCTTTTTTTGCTGCTTTTTCAGCACCAAATTTAAGTTCTGGCTTAGTTTCTAGCTTTCTTGACATTTGAGCAGCTAAATTCATCATATTAGTGATATCATCATCAGTAATATTAGCAATTACATCCTCAATTTTTTCATTTGGATGGTCTTTTTCAATTTGTTTTAATACTTTAGTTACAAAGTACCGTGGGGTAAATTTACCTTTTAGTTCTTGAACACTTTTCATACCCATTAGCTTTGCATAAGCAGGGTGTGCAGCACGTCCTCTTGTACCTTCATTGACCAACTCTTTAAATTCTTCATTCCACAATGCAGTAGCATTTGGTTTAACGTTTTTTGCCCAACTAGACGTGTATAAACGGTTCATATATGATATTATTTATTGATTTTTGGTTATTTTACTTTATAATATAGTTACGATGTGCGGGATTTATGGAGCCATAAGTGCTAGTAAATTTGAAATACTAGATGAAGCTAACAAAGTTAGAGGTAACTTTGCTTCTGGCATATTTTACTTTAATGGTAGTCAATATGATTATCAAAAGACTGAAGGCTCATTTAATTGGGATGATATTAAGTTACCTAAAGGCTTTACATTTTTAGGCCATAATCAAGCACCTACTTCTAGTGAAAGAAAATGGAAAGAGCATAATAGTCATCCTTTTGTTCATGATAATTGGGTTGTAGCTCATAATGGCGTGTTAACTAACTTTAATCAACTAAAAAAAGACTATATTCCAGATCACCCTAACTTAGTGGATAGCAGCATTATACCAGCTTTATTAGCTCATTTTGAGAAAACCTTTGATACTGCTAACACTCAAGATAAAGAAACGCAATTAATTGCATATGTGTTAGAACTTTTAGAGGGAACTTTCGGATTATGGATAGTGAATACAAATACAATGAACATTTATTTAGCAAGACAAGGCAGCACTTTATTCTTTGATAAGAATAGCTTTTCTTCAGCTAAAGGTAAAGGTTATAAAGAAATGAAAGAGGGAGTTATCTACAAATTTAATAAAAGAGGTATTAAACCTGTAGAAAAGTTTAAAGTCAGTTCACCATTTTTAGAACTATGATAAAATATTTACAACCAACGACAGTTGAAGAAAAAATGAAATTAATGGAGTTTGTGTATAACAATACCAACTCTTTTATACTCAATACGTTTGGGTATTTGTGGGAAAGTAGATTGTGGTGGTGTACTCAACCAATTCAAGTATACATGGAAGGTAAAGAAATTGTTGGTTTACATGCATTTTCAGTCAATACTAAATCACCAGGCACATTAAAAACGTATTACATTGTTACACATAAAAACCACAGAGGTAAAGGTATTGCTAAAAAGCTAACCATGGCTGCATTGAAAGATTATAAAGATAAATGCGACAATTATTTTGTTAACTCCGAACAACTTAGTGATGGGGTTGAGTTTTATAAAAAAATATTTGATTATCAGTATACTTTATCACTTAACGAGTTTAGAACACACGATTTTAACTTTGAAGAATCAATAGAAAGCTTACTTACAAAATGGAAAAAAGAAAATTTGAAACGGGCGCCCAAAGAGACACAGACATCGGCAAACCAAAAATGAGTTTAGTGCCGACAGCTGAACTTGTACGGCTAATGAATCATTACCGTAATGGTGGAGCTAAGTACGGAGAAAATAATTGGAAATGCGGAATGAAAACGTCTGTATTTTATGATAGTGCTCAAAGACACTTACTTAAATGGTGGATGGGTGAGAAGGATGAAGACCATTTAGCTGCTGTACTTTGGAATGTTATGAGTGCTATGTGGACAGAACAAAATAAACCAGAGCTAGATGACAGAAAAGAATTTAAATGAACATGACTTACAAAATTATTGTAGCATCACAAAAAGAAAAGTTAGAACAAACTTTACTTTACAAATCATTGGTATCACATTGCATTACAACCGATAAGGTAATATTTTTTGGTAACAATAAACACTCACTTGCTGAGATTTATAATGAAGGTATTGACATATGCAATGCAACTGACATTAAGTTAGCTATATTTGTACATGATGATGTCTATATTAATTGTGGAGACTTTGAAAGACGAATTCGTCATTATGCAGAATTGTTTGACGTGTATGGGTTAGCAGGCAACTCTGCTGTTACAATTAAAGAGCCAGTTTTATGGCACTTAATGTCAGAGAGAGAAAACCTAAGAGGGTGTGTAGCTCACGGGTTAGATGAAACAAATTATGCTTACACATCATTTGGACCATTACCAAGTAAAGTGGTGATGTTTGATGGAGTGTTCATGGGAGTTAATTTAGAAAAACTTCCCGGTAATGTTAGATTTGATGAAAAGAATCCAGCAAAGTTTCATTTCTATGATTTAATGTTTTCATTAGATTGTAGCCTTAGCAGACTAAAGGTTGGCGTGGGTGATGTACCAATTGTACACAATTCACCAGGCCTTAGGAATGTAACTGACGAGTGGAAATCAGGCCAAAAGTACTTCCTAGAAAAGTATAGTAAATATTCAAATAAAACGTTGACTGTTTAAGGGTAATATCTTATAATAACGGCAATATGGAATTAAAACTCAATTTAGATGAGTTCGAGAATATACTTGTGTATAAGTCTTTGACTGACGAAAAGTACCTGGCTAATATTGTAGATCATGTTAAGCCAGAATTCTTTAAAGACAAAAACATTAGGACCATTTTCAGTACAATAAAGGCTTTCTATTTAAAGACTAACTCTGTACCTACTATTACTGAGTTAAAGACATATATCAATACGGAAGAGGTAAAGGAGTCATTTAAGACTGTTATTCGTAACTTTACTAATATAGATAAAAATTTAAATGAAGACCAGTTAATAGAAAATACAGAACGATACATTAAAGAAAAGGCAATTTACAACACAATGTTAGATGTTGCTGAAGATGTGTCATCAGGTAAAATAGATACAAGTTTTATCTTAGATAAGTTTGAAAAGAGTTGCAATATTAATTTAAAGACTGATATTGGTTTAGATTTGTTTAATGATTTTGGTAAGGTCATAGAAGATCTTAATACTGAGCAACCTACAATACCAAGCAGATGGAAATGGTTAGATAATAAACTAGATGGTGGGTTTTTACAAAAAGGTAGAGCATTGTATATTTTTGCAGGTGAAACTAATGTAGGTAAATCAATATTTTTAGGCAACATTGCATCTAATATTGCAAGCCAGAATAAGACAGTATTGCTTATTACATTAGAAATGAGTGAATTAGTTTATGCAAAACGTTTATCATCTAACATAACTAAAATACCAATTAGAGATCTAAAAACTGAAAGCATTACTTTAAAGCAACAAATAGACGAAATCAGTAAAAATAGTCCAGGTTGTAGAATATTAATTAAAGAGTTCCCACCAAGCACTATTACACCAAGCCAGATACAAGGGTTTATTAAAAACTTAGTTAATAAAGGTATTAAAATTGATGCTGTTGTATTAGATTATATTAATTTGGTTAAGAGCACTTTAGGTAATAATAGCTATGAAAGGGTAAAATATGCAACAGAACAAGTAAGAGCTCTTACATATGTGTTTAATTGCCCATTTATTACAGCCACTCAGTTAAATAGAAGTGGTTATAATACTAATAGCCCAGGGTTAGAGACTATTGGTGAAAGTATTGGTTTAGCAGCTACTGCAGACGTTATAGTTAGTATTTTCCAAGATGAAGAAGATAAGGAATTAGGTGTAGTTAAGTTAGGTATGATGAAAAATAGGTTTGGTTTAAACCATGGGGTAACTACTATGAGATTAGACTACACTACATTAACAGTATCTGAAGATGATTCATTAGCAAACTTAGGAGATCAATCTAGTATAACAAATACGTTAGCAATGCTTAGTAATAATAGTTGATATAAAAAAAGGCTTTGTAAATAAGTTTATAAAGCCATGATAATCAATGAAAGTACAACGAACCGTTCGCCTCACCTTCTTATAGAAGATAAGGAATTGGTACATTCGTTTTATAGTTTTTGTACTTTTTGCTTTTTATATTACGGTAAAAAGATAAATTTTGCTACTATTTTTACAAAGATTTTACAGGATGAAAAACTTAGAAAGCTTTATAAAATTACAATTTCAGAACCAAGTGATTTTGAAGCTCTTAGAAAGTTTATCATTTTTGAGCCATCAATTACTAAAAGTAAATATATTACTAAAATAATTAACAAGAAAACTATAGACTTTGGCAAGTAATAGGAACTTTCATATAATATTGTGTGACTTCTCAAGAACAATATATCTACAACTGTTATCTTGAAACATCTCGTAAGTTAAATGGTCAACCTTTTCGTTACAGAAAAGACTTTACAGGTTTTGAAGAAAAGGAAGAATATGCTGTAGTTGCTAAGTTAGCTTATTTTTTTAATAAGTTTGATAATATTAATATTAAAGACTTTTTTGAAGCGCCATACTTTGTACACAATGAAAAGTTTTTTGATTTGAAGTATTTTACTTCTCAGAAAGCAATTAAAGCGTATACAATTTACGAAAACAAATTTTTACCAGATAACCCAGATCATACTCAAACAATTTTAAAGATAAAAGATAGTTTTTTATATATCTATAATTTTTGTAAGAGTAAAAACATTAAAATGTCTGAGTATGTAAACTATATTGAAAAGGGTAAACAATGGCATGACTTTTTATTGCATGTAAAAGCAAGAAACGTTATAGTTTATGCATTGTTTATATTTCCTAATTTTGATAAAATAATAAAGTCTTACGATAGTGAAATAAAAGAGTTTACTTTTGGAGACACATTTACAAACCTCAATTTTTATAGAACAAAGTACTATAGTAGCAGCAAAGCTAAAAAACTTTGCACAGCTATATATGATAAGTTGACTTCTTTACAATAGTCTGTATAATACAGAGATAATTTTATGACAAATATGATTAATAGTTCAATATTCCAGAGTATTAAAGGTGCATTAGCACAAGAAAATAGTAACAACACGGGTCTATCTGAGATCCTTAAGACTGAAGTAGGCAATACCTATACAGTAAGATTATTACCAGCTAAAGATCCTAAGAAGACATTCTTTCATTTCTTTACGCATGGATGGACAAGCTATGCAACAGGTCAGTACGTAGCAGCATTAAGTTTACAAACGTTTGGTGATAGAGATCCTATTGCTGAAGAACGTTACCGTATCTTACGTACTGGTACAGATGCAGAAAAAGAAAAGGCAAAGTCAATTGGTCGTAGTGAAAAGTGGTTAGTTAATGTATTTGTTGTTAACGATCCAAAGACTCCAGAAAATAATGGTAAGGTAAAGATCTTACGTTATGGTAAACAGCTACAAAAGATCATTGAAGATGCTATTCAAGGTGAAGATGCAGATGAATTGGGTGCTCGTATTTTTGATCTTAGTCCAAACGGTGTTAACTTAAAGATTAAGGTTGAAAAGCAAGGTGATTATCCAAGTTATGTTTCATCAAAGTTTAGTATGCCAAGCGCAATACCTGAACTAGATGATGCAAAAGCTGCTAAGATCTATGATGGTGTGTTTGAACTTGATAAAGTGTTTACGGTTAGAAGTGCTGACGAGTTAAAGGGTATGTTAGACGAGCATTTTTACGTAAAGACGGTAAAAGATGATGTTGCACCTGCAGCTCAACCAGTAGCAGCTACTAATAATGCAGCTCCTGCTAAATCAAGTGACGATGATATCAAGAATTTGTTAGATGGCTTAGACATTAATGCGTAATGGAACCTGATCACAAAGAACTATTAATCGGTTTATTGGGCTCCACTTACGGAGAGATGAAAAAACTGGACGACTCCATAGTGGGGTCGTCCAGCACTCTTGGTAAACGTAGTGAAAAGGTCAGGCAAGAGCTTACTAACGTTATAAAAAATGCTCTTCCCCCACCGGATGTACCAATTTTACAACGTATTAACCCTGCTATTGCTGTAGCAGCTCCAATGCAACCGCAAATAGTTGCTCAACAACCAGTACCGCAACCGGTTACACAACAAGAATATCAACCAATTGGTGTAAATGCACCTGTACAACAAGTTTTAGAACCAGTAGACCCTAATCAACTTGAGTTTGATCTTGATAAAAGAGCAAATTACGATGATGTGATGAACTATCTATATACAATAACTGATAGACTTAACAAAATTGAAGATAAGATTGATAGACTACTTAAAAACAACGAGTTACCCAAAAAAAAAGTGAACCTCCAACCACAATCAAACAGTGGTTTAGTGCAATCTTGAAGTTATAATAAGGAATGAAGTTACAAATTAAGAATAAGAAGGACTTTATTAGTAATGTCCTTGGACCAATATCAAATCTTAATGATAAGACAATTATTAAGATAGAAAAAGATAAGATCACTAGTTTAACTGCATCCAGTGATGCTACTTTAGTGTTATATTCTGAAACTCAAAGTACTTCTGACTCAGAACGTAGTATAAACATTCCAGATATAAAGAAACTTACAAGAGTGCTTGAATGTATTGATGCAGAAT